AGAGGGAATTTTTCACATTAACACTCAAATTAGTAAATAAGCTATAAGAAAACTATTTATATTGAATTCATTGAGCACTTGTAATGATTGACATTTTAAACCCATTGATTAAAAAATTCATGCCTTTTGCAAAGAAAAGGATGGGTTTCAGTAATCCACCTAAATTATTTTTAAGAAGTGATGATAAAAATGCTAATGACCCTTTGGGTAAGACTGCATACTATGATCCGGATCAGAAATCAATCACATTATATGTTACAGGTCGTCACCCAAAAGATGTAATGAGGTCCCTGTCGCACGAATTGGTACACCACACACAGAACTGTCGTGGTGAGTTCGACGAGGACAGAGAGATGGGTGAAGGCTATGCTCAGAAAGACGAACACATGCGTGAAATGGAACGTGAAGCGTATGAAGTCGGAAATATGTGCTTCCGAGATTGGGAAGACAGCATAAAGATGACTATTTATTTCGAACATCTACAAAAAGGAGAAAAAAAGATGTCTACAAAAGATTGGAAAAACAAGGAAATCTCTACTTTGCTTTCAGAAGCTTGGGGTTTCAAATTTAATACTCTCGAAGAGTTTAACGAGTTTAATGGTGCCGGTGAGGTTCAAGAAGAAGAGGTTGAGGCCGCGGCTGAGACTGTTGACGAGAACACCGAAGAGCCTGTCGAAGAAGCAAAGTATGGCGATGACAAAGACGAAAAGAAGATGGAAGAAGGCGAAGATCATGACGATGACGATGATGAAAAGAAGATGGAAGAGGGTGAAGATCACGAAGATGAAGATCCCGCTGGAAAAGTTGAAGAGTCTACCGAAGAGACTGTTGACGAAGCTACTGATACTGAAGAGTTAGAAGAAGCTGCTGATGCTGAAGAGATTGATGAGCGTCGTGAAAAGCGTGACCGTCCGGATCCCAGAAAGCGTCCTGTCGCAGAGGGCGAGGAGCAAGAGGCATTGCGCGAGGCTATCAAAGCTGTTCTTACAAAGCACCTTAAGGGCTGAGACAATGAACGGTAAATACAAAAATTGCACTTAAAAAGTGTAAAAACCGTTTCATTCAAAAACTATTATTAAACTTAAAAGAGGACAAAGACATGTCGTTAAATTCTGATTGGCAGAAATTTCTTACCGAGAGTCTAGATGAAAAGAACATCTTTACCTATATTCAAGGTCTCCAAGAAATAATTTCCAATCTTAAACCTAGAACTATGACCGAAAAACGCAGATTGCAAATCGCAAAAACACACTTGCGTGAAGTTAAGAGATTTGCCAGAAGGATGGAAACCGAGATGTCTGTTCTCCAAGAGAAGCTTAATATATTGGAAGAGTCAAAAGGAGATGAATGATGGCGAAAGCTAACACTCATCTCACGCACCTAGAAGAATTAGTTCTGACCAAGGGACCCGAGGGTTACAAAATGGCCAGAGCTTTTCTTCTCGAGCTTTTGAAGACTCTTAAGGGTAACACCAACTCTAAGATTCAAACGTCCGTCAAATGGGACGGAGCGCCTGCTATTTTTGCAGGTATAAATCCTGAAAATGGAAGGTTCTTTGTAGGCACCAAATCAATCTTCAACAAGGTGCCCAAGATTAATTATACGAAAGAAGATATTCTTAAAAACCATGGACATGCGCCTGGACTTGTCGACAAACTAACCAAAGCTCTGGAGTACCTCCCCGCCCTGAACATCAAAAACATCCTGCAAGGTGATTTTATGTTTGATGATGAGATGATTAGCACTGTCAATATCGATGACGAGCCTCATTACAAATTTAAACCAAATACCATTGTTTATGCTGTTCCAGTTGATTCCGATCTTGGTCAGCAAATTGGTCAGTCTAAGTTTGGAATTGTATTCCATACAACATACGATAGTTTAGATAGTGGTGCTAGCTTTGGTGCAGACGTCTCAGGGCTTAGACGGGGCCCTGGTGTTTGGTTTGACGATGCTTTCTTTACAGACGACACAGGCATTGTGACTTTAACTGATGACGAGGAAGCAGAAGTAGCAAGACTGGTGAAAGAAGCAGATGCTGTGAATGGGCAGATTAACTACGAAGATCTGCCATTTGCATTTTTAAACATTTACATCAATAGTGAAATTAAGTCCGGTAGCTTTCTCGACAATCCTGAGCGCTCTTTTCAGGGTTTCTTAAACTGGTATTCACAAAGAATGCAGAAAAAAGTAGACAACCTCAAGAGTGAAAAAGGAAAACAAAAAGCAACACAAAATGCTCAACAAACTCTGATGTCCTTCAATCAAAGAAAAGAAGACATCATTAATATCTTCAAAATAAGTCGATTGCTTTTTGATGCTAAAAACATTTTTATTGAGAAATACAATAATGCAGTTTACAACACCAAACACTTTGTGGACGATGGTTCTGGAGACCTAGTTGCCAGTAACCCGGAGGGCTATGTAGCAGTCGATCACAGAGGCAATGGGATCAAGTTTGTGGATAGATTAGAGTTCAGTAGAGCAAACTTTGCGGTCGATAAAAGTAACAAGTTTAGTGGGGATATTAACGAACAAGAAGACGATGAGTTCGATATCGATAATGAGGATGATGACCCAGTAGTCGATTCAGATTATCCCAAAACTGTCGCAGTTGTTCCAGGTGCATTCAAGCCGCCTCATAGAGGACACCTAGAGATGGTTCGCAAATACGCGGGTTTAGCGGATGAGGTAGTTGTGATCATTTCCAAGCCGACAAAGAAAGGCAGATATTTGCCAGATGGAACAGAAGTGACCTCTGACGCTTCGCTTGAAATATGGCAAATGATGACTGCCGGAATGCCAAACGTCAGAGTAGAGGCTTCGAAAGACCATGCATCCCCTATCACCGCAGCATATGATTTCGTAGGCAACAGTGGCCCGTTAAATGCTCGTGACAAAGTTATATTAGGCGCTAGCAGAAAAGATGATGACTGGAAAAGATGGCTTGGCGCAGAACAATATGTTAAAGACGATGTATTGCTCCTTGATCCACAAAAGACTGCTGTTGAGCCGGTGATACACTCAGCTGAATATATAGATTTATTGAGGGCTGAGGCGCAGGAAGGCTCTGAGTTATACACCAACATGCCAAGCGTAAAAGTTGGTAAGGACCCGTCCCAATTCCATGCTAGTGACCTTAGATTTGTGCTCGTCGAAGCATCAAAAGACCAAACAGCTCGAAAAATGTTAGAAGACTTTGTTGGAGAAGAGAATGTTAGTGCCGTACTTCGTGTCTTTGGGCTCGGTGGGATAGAAGAAACATCTACATCTGCTAGCGGTGCTGCGGGAGGTATGGCTGTGACGACTGTCCCTTTGGCATCTACGTCGGGTAAGCCGGCTAAAAAGAAAAAGAAACCCAATAACGAATATATCGATTTAAGTTTGATTGATGAAGTTATGGAACTAATTATTAAGAGAGGAATCATAAAATGAATCAAGAAGAGAAAGTTCTCAGAGAAAATATAAGACAAATTATCAGACATGTCAAGTCCAAGAAAAAACTTAACGAAGAAAATAAACTTCGTATGATTATTCAAAAAATGATGGACTTTGACTTGTTCGAAGGTCAAACACCGGATGTTGATCCGGCGCCCAATAAATCGACTGGAATTAACGTTCTAGAAGAACTCCTTAAAAAGATTATACCAATTCTGGAAACAGATTACAAGTCTCTAACAACAAATTCTGATCAAAGACAGTCTTATAGAGCACATGTTATTAATGCAGTTGATAATTCACTCACGCCTGCAAAATTAAACAACCAAGCTGCCGACAGCGAGGGTGATTTGGAAGAAGAAATTGAAATTAACGTTGGCAATGAGTCTCCTGATGATAAATTTATTGATATTCGAACTGATGCAGAAAAAAATGCCGAAGAAGAAGAGGTTGATCCAAGAGATTCGTTTGGTTCTGGTGTCGATGGTGATGAAACAGGTCGCAATGTAGCTTATCAATCTTATAAGAAAATTGAAAGTAGTATAATCGACTCTTACGAACTTTTGGCAAACCCAGAAGATCAAGAATTGTTCTATGATTACTTAATTGCTAACTTGAAGCTTTATTTTGAAAAGTTTGAAGAAGAGCTTGCAAGTCAAGTTGAAGAACCAACAAATCAAGCATATGATATGGCTAAACAAGGTCAAGAGCCTACACAAACTTCTAACGATGATATAGAATTGGATCTCTAATAAGGAGAATATTATGGGGAATCAGCGCGAACTGAACCTGTTGGCTGCTTTAATAGAACTTGAAAGTAGTGACGATTCAGCCTCAGATCCAATTGCAAACCTGCCCGCACCGGTGCGGAACCGGATGAGTGATGCTGAAAAAGCAGAAAAACGAGCCGAAGCCGCAGCTAGCAAAAGCGAAGGCGATGAACAAATTGCCGAAAGAGCTGCAAAACTGACAGCAATACTCAAATCATACGTTGAAGGAAAGATTTCTGACAACAATGGTGGAACTTCTTAAAGTTTTTAATTTGACAAATCTGTCACGTTACGTTATAATAAATTTGTGTTCTGCTTGTGATGGTTAAGAATGTCAGTACAATCAAAGAAGATCACTACTAAATCAAAAAGTATAATTAAGATCTTAAAAGAACAAAATTTAATTAATGATCAATTACTAGTTTCTTTAAATTCAATTTCTTTGGAAGACCTAATAGCAGTCAAGCTTGAATTGGCTGCAAACAATATCAACAACAGGCTATATGGATTTGATATATGGCGCGCTCTGCCTAATATTGTGAAAGAGGCAACTCTTAAATTTGCCATATCATCTACAAAGTCAAAAAAAGACGCATCAAGATTTTTGGGATTAACGTATTTAGAATTTCTAAATATATGTAAGAAGTATCAAATTAATCAGTTTTTTGATACCGAAAACAAGGAATCTTAAAATGTTAAAATTATTATTTATGATGTTGATATCATGTGCACCAGCCGAATTGGAAACTGCTGCCGATACAGCGGCGCCGGATCCCGGATTACCACCAATTGAATATGGTATTAATTCAACACCTTATTGCAGCCAAGATAGATTAGGTGCCAAAGTATGTGATTTCAAATTTAATGATCATAATGGTGAGCCATGGCGATTATATGAACACATGGGAAAAGTTATAGTCTTAGATTTCTCAGCAGCTTGGTGCGGTCCTTGTCAAATGGCTGGTCATTTTGCACAACCAATACAAGATGAGTATGGAGAAGAGATTATATTTGTCACCCTGCTAATGGCAGGATTAGAAAACTTACCAACGACACCAGCCGATGTTCAATCTTGGGCAGAAGATCATGGAAATATTACGTCTCCAGTGTTGCAGGCTCCGACAGAACAGGTTATGGATCCTAGTGGTATCGAGGGATATGTAATTCAAGGGTACCCAACTTACATTTATTTGGATAGAGATATGAAAATTCATTTAGGCCATACAGGATTTAGTGAAGAATACATGAAAAACACAATCAACGGATTATTATAATGTGGAAAGTATACAAAGAGCAAAATGGATATATACAAGGTGAGTTAGTCAGCAAACACTCGTCAGAGTCTGCTGCATTGAAAGCTGCTACAAAAAGTATAAAATTTTCATTTTCCGAAAAGCAAAAAAGAGAAAAAGAAATAAGAATTTGGCTGGATGATGTGAATCATTCTCCAATTGGTGTTATAATAAAAAAGAAAAGGGGATGAATAGGCTTCGACAGGGTAAGGAAAAGGAATAGTGCAAGTAGGTTAGATACGACCTTAACAGTTCAAAACAATTAGTTGCAAATAACAACAACCATTTCGAACAGCGCTTAGCCGCTTAGTAGGGAGGCTGATTAGAGCCTTCTTTCCAATCTAATCAAAACAACAGACAAGTTGTAAAAATCAAACCATCTAATGCAACAGGGCAATAAGCGTTAGATTATAATTGCCTACCCTATCAGTTAGGGGATACAAAAAACTGATAAGCTTGTGAATGACTACAATTGGAATTATTTTGGACGCGGGTTCGACTCCCGCCATCTCCACCATTTCTAAAACTAATCTACTTATTGTTGAAAGGAGTTCAATATGTTTAAGTGGATAAGCTGGTTTAGTTCTAACAAGGAACTAAAAAAGAAAACCAGAGATTCTTGTGATCAAATGGAACAGGCTCTTTGGGAAATCAAGGACATTTATGATCTGGAAACAGAAGAAGTAAACAAAGTCGTTGTCGAAAAAAGAAAATATGCTGAAAAAATTAGACTAAGAAACAAAAAACAATAATTTTTTAACTGAAATCTCATAAATACTTTAGAGGAACAAAAAGTGAATATAACCATCGCATTTTATAAAGGTCGAGGCGATATCCTTAATAAAATAGTAAGATGGTGGACAAAGAGTAAGTATAGCCACGCTGAGTTAATACTAAACGACCGAGAAACTTGGATTAGTATCAGCCCCAAAATCCTTAGTAAAATTGAGGCTTCTAAAAAGTTTTTTGCGAGCCCTGTGGATTGGGATTTTATAACTCTAAAAGTAGATGCTGAGCAATATCAAACAATATTAGATTTTTTTGATGAAACAAAAGGTAGTGGATATGATTGGATTGGGATGTTGCTATCACAATTTTTGCCATTTAGAATCAAAACTGAAAACCGCTGGTATTGTAGTGAGTGGATAGCATATGCTCTCAGAATAGCGTGTGTCGTTGATTGGAAAACAATCAAGATTTATGAAAGAAAAGATTTATCACCCGGTGTTTTGCATGAAATAGTTTGCAAGGTGAAAGAAAATGAAAATCAGAAAGTTTAAAGTTGATGAATGGGCTTATTACAATTTCTTGTATGAGCGTGATCCAGAAGGCAAATATAAAAAGCGTGTTGTGATACTTTCTATTTGCTCCCCAGAAGATCACTACGATTACGAAATATACGTAGAAGAAACTGGTCAATATAAGAAAACACGGGAAGAATATTTATTTCCTATTGAACAATAATCAAAATAGGTTATATTATATAAAACACATTTAGGAGTAAAAATGAACAATCTTGTTCTGTTTGACGTTGACGGTACTTTAACCGAGGCTCGGGAGCCAATCTCTGTTAAGATGCTTAAAGCGCTCAGAGAGCTTTGTAAGTACACAGAAATAGGCTTTCTTACCGGTTCCGGCCTCGAATATATCAAAGAACAGCTTTGGCCAGCACTTAATGATCCAATAATAAAAAGAAACTGTCACCTTCTCCCTTGTAATGGTACAGAATATCTCATAACTTCGGGTGAACAAGAAATAATATTTAACGAAATATCTAAGTCTGTTATGAGAGAAGAGATTGGCCCTGAAAATATAAATTGCTTGTTAAAATTATTGTGTTCATTACAAAATGAAATAATTTTTGACTACGAACTCCCACTAGCAGGAAACTTTATTCAAAACCGAGGCTCAATGATCAATTGGTGCCCCATAGGCCGCAGCGCCGATCGGCTACAACGTGGTATATTTAAAGATATGGACAGCGAACAGTATATCCGCAGTAAGTATATGGATAAATTGATTGCTTCTTTAAAAGAGGCTGGAGTTGACGTTACGGTAAAGCTTGGTGGTGATACATCATTTGATATTTATCCTAATGGCTGGGACAAGACATATGCTCTCAAACATTTTGAAGGAGATGATTGGATTTTTTGGTTTGTAGGGGACCGTTGTTACCCGCAAGGTAATGATTATGAAATTTTTTCTTTGTTAAAAGATACAGGTCGAGCTTTTGAGACAGGAGATCCGGAAGAGACAATAGAGATAATAGATTTTCACATATTAAGAGATGTTATATAAAGGAGTTACAAAATATGAGCGATGAAAAAAGAAAAACAATTATGGTTTCTGGCGGCTTTGATCCAGTACATGTAGGACATATTAGGATGATTCGTGCAGCCGCTGAATATGGAGATGTGATAGTGGTGGCTAATTCTGACAATTGGCTCCATCGCAAAAAAGGCTTTGTGTTTATGGAGTTCAATAAGCGCTCAGAAATTTTGAGTGCTATTAAAGGTGTTATCTTGGTAGACTCAGTGGACGATACTGATGGGACTGTTTGTGAGGCAATTAGGAGACATAAACCTGACTTTTTTGCTAATGGTGGGGACCGCGGAAAATCGAACACCCCCGAACAAGATGTGTGTGAAGAACTGGGTGTTGAGTTATTATGGGGTATTGGTGGTGATTACAAAGCAGACGCGTCATCCACACTTGTTAATCGATTCAGAAAAAATACAGAAAACGAAGACGAACCCCCTATACGAGCGCAAATTAAACACTCAGGAAGATAACATGTTGCATCTCAACAAAGGAAGACTAGTTAAAATAGGTGCAAAGATACCATTTATGTCCCCTGATACAGCAAATAGTAAGACCTTGAAGTTAGACTCTTCATATCGCCCGCTAGAAATCGTCGACGCTGTTGAGGCTCTGGTTCTTTGTTTAATTGGTAAGGCTTACGCAATAGAAAATTACAAACAAGAGATAAGATCAGTATCAGAATCTTTTAAACTACCTGCCGTAATTGTTTTAACTCGTTATGTAAAATTTCATTTTCATACAATGACTCCAAATAGGACAAATGTAATATGGAGAGATCAAAATAAGTGCCAGTACTGTTCAATCGAGCTTGAAAGTAGATCCTTGACGATCGATCATGTGTTGCCTCGATCAAAAGGTGGTAAAAATACATGGAAAAACCTAGTTACAGCCTGCAAAAAGTGTAACCAGAAGAAAGGCAACAGAACACCAAGAGAGGCCAATATGAAATTACTAAGAGAACCAGTCCGACCAAAGTCTAGTGTTTTAAGATCTGTCGGTGAAAAACAAGTGAGCGATTTGTGGAAAGATTATTTATGGGAAAGTTATGAAGACTAAGGTTGTGTGTTGTTATATGTCAGAGATGGGTCATAAGAACTTTTACTATCCAACAAAAACTAAAATGTATATTGAAGAAGGGTGTACCTATGAGATATTGCCGTGGTTAGGAGGCCCTCGTGACTTAGTGCCGGCAAAAATAAAAATATCATGTATTTTACCTGCTTCGTTTGACAAAGATCCAGCATGTGCTATACTAAGAAATAGAGATAAAGACACAACTATTGTTGTCTGGATCAAAAAATAATAAACTATTTCTAAAAGGAGAAAACATGTCTGTTGTAAAAAGACTACAATCACTTAAGTTGCCGGATGATGCTCTGGTAACTCTTACATATGCAGAGGGTACGGATGTATTTGTGCATAATGAAACTGAGGTTGATGACGCGATGAGTGAAACTAGCGTTATTAACGAATTCGCAACACTGATTGCACAAAGTAAACTTGATGCTCGAAATCGTTGGAGTGGGAACATTCTGCAACATTTGCGTGAAGAGCTGTATCTTGAAGACTATGAGCGTGGGTCGTTTGCATTTGAAGAATACTTAGCAGAAACACTGTCAGAAAATTTTTATGATGTGGATTTGATTGAGTACTCAACTGAAAAATATGATCACAAACGTGGATTTACAACCCTGACCGCGCAAGTTGAGGTGCCACTAGCTAATTTTGTAGAAGTAAATCCATTTATAACAGGATGGACAGTTTCAGTAGAAACCGATAATGGCACTCTATCATTTGATGCTTGATTCACCTATGTATAGTGGGAGGGTAAGAGCATGAAAAAATGTGACTGCTGTGGTTGCGTTGCACCTTGTGAGTGTGACTGCTGCTGCAAATAAACCCCAAGCGCTGTTCTGCTCGCTTTATAAGCGGAAGGGGGCTGCCCGACCCAAACGTAGGCAGAGGTTGACGACTTACCTAGTTCATGGCAGAAAAGTCGTACATTGGGGTGAAGCGCCACAGGCAGGTGCACCGGGTTGTTACCCCGGCCGTTGTTGGTTCGAGTCCAACCGCCCCAGCCATTTTTTATTCTAAGCCATAGTTATTAATGTGGAAACGGTGGCAGAATTAACAATATTGGCTTTGAGTATGTTCTTTGCAGCTTTCTTTTGTTTGAGAGTTTTATTCATACCAGATTCAGCCATAAAAACCATAGACAAAATTTATGAAGTCGAAGAAGAGATATACCAACAACGATAGAGTTTTGGTTAAATCATTTGCTGGTCCTGATATTCGTGTCGTACTGAAAACCCGCTATATTGCATCCGAAACTAAACACAAACTTGGGGTTGATGGGTGGGAGGCTGTTATAGAAGACCCTTGCGAAGTTGACAAGTTATGCAGCCGCGGTGTACCATATAAAAAAGGACAAAAACCAAAAGTGTGGGTGTTTGACCATCACATAATAAAGAAATGCAACTAGTTATAACAGAAGGTAGTTTATGCCAACGAAAAAAAATTATGTCTTAGACACAAGCGTATATTTGACAGAAGCCAGCTCAATTTACAAATTTGAAAGAAATGATATATTTATACCTCTCAAAGTTTTAGAAGAGATTGATGGCCACAAGAAAAGGCAAGATTCTGTTGGTGCGAACGCCCGCGCATTTATTAAAAGTTTAGATGAACTTCGTGCAAAAGGAAATCTTGAAAAAGGTGTAAGAATCGACACCGGTCTTGGAATATTAAAAGTAGTATCCTATTCCGCGCTAAACGATGTCATCTTCCCACCAGATTTGGATATGAGGCACCCAGACCATACTATTATAGCAACAGCAAAAGCAATTCAAATGAACGAACCCAAGAGAAAAACTATTCTTGTTTCTCGGGACATCAACATGAGAGTCATTTGTGATTCAATTGGGTTATCCGCTGAAGACTATGTTTCTGAAAAAGCAGTCAGGTCATCCGATGAATTGTATAATGGCTTTGTTATTCAGCCGGTTGATGATCAGGTTATAGACCGCTACTATGCTGGCGAGGAGGTATTCATTGACAAAGAAGATCTCTCAGAAGTATGGTACCCAAACCAATATGTTATGTTGGTTTCAAATGAAAATGAAAAAAAATCTGCGCTTGCTTGTTTTAAAGGTCCTCATGAGCCATTAAAAAATATTATACATAAAAGCATACCAGATTGGAAAATAGAATCAAGAAATAAAGAGCAGGCTTTTGCGATAGATATGCTGATGAATCCAGAAATTAAAATTGTATCATTAGTTGGTCGCGCAGGTTCTGGAAAAACCTTGATGGCAATTGCGGCCGGCTTACAGCAGACAATTGGATTACGTAGTGAACAAAATCACTATTCTCGACTTATTGTATCCAGACCGGTACAACCGTTAGGCAAGGACATTGGCTTTTTACCCGGTACAATGGAAGAAAAAATGCTGCCATGGTTGATGCCGATACAAGATAATCTTAAATTTCTAATGGGAGATAGGACTTCGCTTGAAATGTATATGGATAAAGGTAAAATAGAGTTAGAGGCTTTAACATACATTCGCGGCCGCTCCATAGCAAATGCTTTTATTATTATCGATGAAGCGCAAAACCTCACTAAACATGAAGTAAAAACGATAATCACTAGAATTGGTGAGGGGACCAAGATAGTCCTGACAGGTGATGTAGAACAAATTGACAATGTTTATGTAAATGAAACGTCAAATGGTCTTGCCCACGCCATTGAAAAATTTAAAGAATATAGAATAGCTGGTCACGTTACTTTCAGAAAAGGTGAGCGCTCAGAGCTTGCAACACTGGCATCAAAAGTTTTATAGTCTACACAACTTGCAAATAAAATATTAATATGTTATATTATTTCAAAGGAGAATAACATGTCACAAGACCAAACCCAAACTAAGGCTACATTAATCAATGAATCAGAGGTAAATGCAAATCCATTTTTATCTATGGTTGTAGAGAAGGACTCAGAACTTAAAGACTATTTAGTTGAATACGTAGGAACCAAGCTTGAATCAGAAAACGTAACTGTTGAGATGATTACCGAAGTTTTGGCAACTGAATTTCCTGAGTTTGTTCTTACGTTGGCTGAGGAAAATTTCCTTTTAGGCTACAAACAAGGACTAAATGATGCTAATAAATTATCTGAAACAGAAGCAAACGCTACTGAATGAAAAGGGAATGGATTTCTATACTCCAACCGGGCTACATGTATATTTCCAACACCCCGTTGAGAATGTTGATGTTGAAAAAGTAATAAACAAAGTTGAATCATTGCTAGCCCCTCATCTCTTAGATGAAATTGAAATGATAGTAATAGGCTGGTTTGAAGAGTTTGAGGATCGTTCAATAAATGCTTTTTATAAAGACAATGCGATATATGTATCACATTTACAGGATGACGAAGAGGACCTATTTGATGATTTAGTTCATGAAATTTCTCACTCACTCGAGGAAGCCTACGGCTATCAGATATACGCTGACGAAAAGATAAAAAAAGAATTTTTAAGAAAGAGAAGATATTTGCACGACATTCTGTGGAAATCCGGCTTCAAGGCGCCGCTAGCAGTTTTCACAGACGTAGAGTACAGTCAGGAGTTTGATGAATTTCTACATCAGAAGGTTGGCTACGATAAACTTGCTGGCCTTATTACTGGCTTGTTTATAAGCCCGTACGCAGCAACATCTTTAAGAGAATACTTTGCCACAGCATTTACAGAGTATTATCTTGATTCGAATCATAACTTCTTACAAAAGGTATCTCCCGCCGTATATGAAAAAATAAAAATGCTACAAGACACAAAAGAACTTGACTATTAAACATAAATGTATTATATTATAGTTTGAGGTTTTACATGGCTCATATATCTTATTCAGAATTGAAAGACTGGAAGTTTTGTCCTTATTATCATAAATTAACACGCGTCGACAAAATTGACGGATTCACTGGTAACCAATATACAGCATTTGGTTCTGCAATCCACTCTGTTTGCGAGAAGAAGCTTCTACAAGAAGAAATTGAAGAAGACTTTTTTGTCAAAGAGTTAAAGAAAAATATTTCTGAGCTTGACGAACCAGTCGATGACAAAATTGTTCACCAAATGATGCAGCAAGGAAATAGCATCATTCCCGAAATCGACGATGCATTACAGCAGTACTTCGAGGAGTATGAGGTATTAGCAGTAGAAATGCCACTTATGGAGCCAATTGAAGGAGAGGAAGACTACACCTTTAAGGGCTACATCGACGCAGTTGTTGCTACACCCGACGGCAAAGTTCATATTTTTGATTGGAAAACTTGCTCTTGGGGATGGGATTCAAAAAAGCGTTCAGATAAAATGGTCACTTACCAGCTAACACTGTATAAAAAATATTTCTGTCAGAAAATGGATATCGATCCAAAGAACGTAGAAACACATTTCGCACTACTTAAACGAACAGCAAAGAAAAATCATGTTGAGTTTTTTAGAGTTACTAGTGGGCCAAGAAAAACAGAAAATGCTCTTAAACTTTTGAACACAGCGCTGTACAATATAAAAAATAAACGATATATCAAGAATCGTTTGTCTTGCACATCCGGATACGGTTGTAAGTTTTTTAAGACAGAACACTGTCCATGAGGAATAAATGAAAAAGAAAACTATTTTGGTCTTATCAGATCATCCGCTTTCACCTTCGGGCGTTGGCACACAAACTAGATATATGATTGAAGCTCTCCTTAAAACCGGCCGATACCGGTTTATTTGTTTGGGCGGTGCAATGAAGCATCAAGATTACAATCCTGTAAGAGTTGAACCATGGGGGGATGATTGGACAATTTTTCCCGTTGATGGCTACGGCAACCATGAGATTATACGCTCTATTCTACAGAAGGAACGTCCAGATTTACTTTGGTTTATGACTGACCCTCGATTCTATGAGTGGTTGTGGGAAATTGAAAACGAAGTTCGAGCAAATATCCCAATGGTTTATTATCACGTATGGGATAACTTTCCTGCTCCAAAATTCAATGCACGATGGTATCGTTCATGTGACTTTGTGGCGTGTATCTCAAAAGTTACCCACGCATGTGTAAAAGAAGTGGCTCCTAATGTAGATTCCTGTTATTTGCCACATGCTGTAAATCCAACTGTATTTAAGCCAATAACATCTTCCGAAGATAGAGCCGCCGCAAAGGAAGTGAAAGACCAAATATTAAATTCTAGTGTCAATTACAATAACCCAAACAAGAAGATATTTTTCTGGAACAGTCGAAATGCTAGACGTAAGTTGAGCGGCTCTTTAATATGGTGGTTTAAAGAGTTTTTGGATGAAGTTGGTCACGATAAGGCAACTCTTCTTATGCATACAGATGCAAGGGATCCGCATGGTCAAGATTTACCACACCTTATTGAAACACTGGGGTGCACGGACGGCCAAATTTTAATATCCAGCAACAAAATACCACCAGAGGCATTATCAAGGATGTATCAGGCTGCTGATTACACAATTGGTATCAGCGATGCAGAGGGTTTTGGTTTATCGACACTCGAATCATTATCTTGTGGTACACCAATCATTGTAAACATGACTGGTGGCTTGCAAGAACAAGTTACAGACGGAAAGAATTGGTTTGGCTGGGGTATTCAGCCGGCTTCAAAAGCTGTAATTGGTTCCCTTCAAGTTCCCTATATCTATGAAGATAGAATTTCGAAAGAAGATTTTATTAAAACTTTGAAAAAGGCACTAAACTTATCAGCACCAAAATATAAAAAGCTGAGCGAGTTGGCACTTAATCATGTACATACGAATTATAATTTTGAAAATTATGAAAAATCATGGATTGATTTAATAGATGAAACAATCAAAAAACATGGTTCATGGGAAAATAGAATAAACCACAAACGCTGGTATTTAATGGAGGTAGCGTGAGAAAGAAAACTGTTTTATTGAGAGGCCCCGTATTGACCCGTTCGGGTTATGGTGAGCAAGCTCGGTTTGCACTAAGATCATTACGTAGCAGGGAAGATCTTTTTGATATTTATATCCACCCGCTGCAATGGGGCCAGACCGGCTGGCTTAGTGAAACAAACAGCGAAAGACTTTGGATTGATCAGAAGATTGAAAAGACTATTAGCTACATCCAAAATGGTGGAACGTTTGATATCTCTGTACAAGTTACCATTCCAAACGAATGGGAAAGCATGGCTCTCACCAACATAGGATACACAGCAGGAATTGAGACTACAAAAGTTGCACCAGACTGGATTCAAAAAGCAAATGAGATGACAAAGGTTATTTTGGTTTCAAATCACTCCAAAAATGTTTTTGAAAACACAAAGTATGATGGTTACATAGAAAACGTTAATCCTACGACACAAGAAGTGGAACGAACCCCGACACAACTTGAAACAACTGTTGAAATGCATGCAGTAAACTATCCAGTGAAGATATATGAAGATTTAGAGCCACTCAAGATGGATTTAGCAACACCATACAACTTTGCATGTGTTGCACAATTTGGGCCAAGAAAGAATCTTGTTAATACAATTAAATGGTTTATCGAAGAGTTTCATGAGGATGCAGACGTTGGCCTTGTGGTAAAGACAAATGTAGCAAAAAACTGCCTTGTTGATCGCGAAGCTTGCGAGGGTCGCCTTCGTGGAATCATCTCGGAGTTTCCTGATAAGAAGTGCAAAGTTTATTTGATGCACGGCGATATGACCGATAAGGAAATGCATGCTCTTTACGTAAACGAGAAAATTACAGCAGCTCTTTCTCTCACCCACGGTGAGGGTTTTGGTTTGCCTCTATTTGAGGCGGCATACACAGGCGTACCAGTAGTGGCTACTGCTTGGTCTGGACAACTCGATTTTCTTTGTGACGAAGAGGGAAAAGAAAATTTCTATGCAGTATCCTTTGACTTAAACCCAGTATCGGAAGAAGCTGTGTGGGATGGAGTCATCTTGAAAGATTCTATGTGGGCCTTCCCACGTCCACAATCAGCCAAGTCTAAGATGAGAGAGTGTATTGATGACGCTAAATCTGGTAAGACTGAGAAGTACTGCCAAATTGCCTCACATCTCATGGAAAGATTTAGTGAAGAAAAGATGTACAAGCAGTTTGTTGATGCGATGGATGTTGAAGATGGATTTGATGTTGAGTCTTGGTTGGATGATTTGCAAATTGAAGAAGTTGAATGAGCATCGTATTTGTAGCAGATTTTTTTGCTGAGCAGGTTCTTGGTGGTGGTGAGTTGAATAACGAAGAACTCATCAACATATTAATTTCCCGCGGCCATGAAGTTACAAAGATAAACAGCCATGTTTTAACACCTCAAATGGTGGAGGAAAATAGGGACAAAAAGTTTATCATAGCAAACTTTATTAATATTCCCGCAAATGTTATTCCTCGTTTCTACAATAAGCAATATATTATTTATGAGCACGATCACAAGTATTTAACAACAAGAAATCCGGGTGTCTTCCCGGATTTTATCGCTCCAAAAGAACATGTGATTAATTTAGAGTTTTATCAAAATGCCAATGCTGTACTCTGCCAGTCATCGTTTCATGCAGACATTGCTCAAAAAAACACTGAGTTGGATAACATTGTAAGCCTAGGAGGAAACATATGGGATATGGATTCTTTAAAATTTATGAGTGAGCAGGCGAAGATAGAAAAGCAACCAACATATGCTATTATGAATTCTCAAATTAAACACAAGAATACAGTTGGTGCTATCAGGTTTTGTAACGCAAAAGGTTATGATTACAAGCTGATAGAAAGTCGAAATTATAAGGAGTTCTTGTCAATGATGGGTATAAATAAATCGTTGGTATTCTTACCAGAGACACCTGAGACTCTTTCAAGAGTGATTGTGGAAGCCCGTATGATGAATATGGGTGTTGTTACCAATAAGCTCGTAGGGGCTGCCAGCGAGCCATGGTACTCGCTTAAAGGTCATGATTTGATCAAAGTGTTTCATGACAAAAGAGATGAAATAACTGATATTGTTTTGGAGAATTTATCATGAAGGTATATTGCGTACAATATTCTGGACATGCCGGTAGATGGATCTATGATGGAATCGGAGCAGCGTGGGACAAACTTGGGTATGAAATTTATCGTGGCGATAGCAATGAACCCGAAACAACAACGTTTATGTTTTTTCCCTCGGATTCTGACACACTTAGTGAAGATTACCACATCATGTGTACGGCAGATATGATAAACTGTGATCTAGCTTTGACAGCAGTGCAAAATGCAAAAAAAGCATTTTTGTTTGTTCAGCCAACACAGTTTCCAGATCCATGGGGACAACACCCCAATTTTAGAAATATACTTGATACCAAATGGATCACTGAGTTAAATAAACTGGACAATGTTGTATACTGGACATTTGCTGATGTTACTGAAGAGTATTATCATCTCTGGGAAAAGCCAATTCACACTATTCCATTGGCTTTTGATAACTTAAATTACAAGCCAAATATTAATAGCAAATTTCAACAGTTTGATATATCATTTGTCGGTGGCTGGGCAAATAATGGTTTCGATGAAAAGAGAAAAATCATCATTGAAATTTTTAGTAAATTTAAAGATTCTGGTTTAAACTGTGGGTTTTTTGTAAACAAAAATTTAACCCATCAGCAAGAATGTGATCTTTTAGCAAACAGCAAGTTGACATTAAATATTCACGATGCATATCAACGAACGCTTGGACTTGATACAAACGAAAGAACGTTTAAATCACTAGGCCTTAACGGCGGCTTGGTGTCCGATACAGTGGGCCAGTTAGGGCGCCTGTTTCCTAATATCAAGACAAGCTTGGATGCAAATGAAATAGTTAAAGTGACGCGAGATTTACTAGCACTACCTGCAAAAGAATTGCAAGATATTAAAAATAAGAACAAGCATGACGTCTTGACTAATCATTGTTATACTAATAGAATAGAAGAGTTATTGAAGATATGATTCCAAAAGTTACAATTATAATTCCATGTTATAATTCGGAAAAGTTTGTCGCTGAGTGTGTACTATCCGCAGTCACACAATCTTATGAAAATGTAGAGATAATTGCAGTAGATAATGAAAGCACTGATAACACCATGTTGCTTTTAAGAGCAATGGAAGAGCATCATGATAATCTAATTGTTTCAACTGCAAAAAATATATACCCCAACTGTTGGGATGAGGCTCGCGAAGAGGGTTACAATTTAATGACTGGAGATTATGTTACAGTTATAGGATCCGATGATTTGATTGAGCGCGATTACATCAAAAATTGTATGGAGATCATACAAAAATCAAAAGGCACAATTAAAGCTTTTCAAAGTATTGCTATGGGATTCAGAGATCACCCGCAAGGAAAAGTGCGTACAGGCCTAATAGAATATAGATATGAAAACAGAGAACAGTTTATGAAGCAAAGCTTGGAAAGGTGCGTAGTTAACTCTCCGTCTGTTTTTTATGATGCATCGCTATACGAAATGGGTCTTTTGAAAACTTTTCCGGAGAAATTCGGAGGAGCAGCAGATTATGACCTATATTGTCGCTTAGTGGATAGTGGTGTATTTATATATTCTGTTCCTTCATGGATAGGGTTTTGTTATAGGTGGCACGAGGATCAGGCAACTTGGAAAGTCCACAAAGAAGGAGCCAACTACGATAAGATGATTCAAGACTTTTGGAAGGAAAAATGGAAAAACGAGATTTAGTAGAAAGAATTTTAGATATTGCATACGATAATAATCTGTCCCACTTGGGCAGTTATTTTTCTAGTGTTGGAATTATTGATGATATTTTTCATAATAAAGAAGAAAATGATATATTCATACTTTCTGCTGGGCACTGTGCTCTTGCTTTGTACGTTGTATTAGAGAAATATTTAGGACATGACGCCGGCCGATTGTTTGACAAGCATGGCGGCCACCCTCACCGCTGTGAAGAAGATGATTTATATTGTTCCACAGGCAGTCTGGGCATGGGTATCACAGTAGCGGTAGGTCGAGCACTCGCTAATCCTGACCGCACCGTACATTGCCTAATAAGCGATGGAGAGTGTGCCGAGGGCAGTATCTGGGAATCACTTAAGTTTATTTACGAAAACAATGTCAAAAATATCAAGATATATGTTAATGTTAACGGATACGCTGCATATGACTCAGTTGATACCAGATATCTAGTTGAAAGATTGAAAGTCTTTCTGCCTGATATTAATATTGTTTACACTGATGTTGGAACATTTCCGTTTCTCAGGGGTTTAAATGCCCACTACCATGTGATGAATGACAAAGATTACAAACTGGCCAAGAGGATTTTAGACAATGAGACGTGATTTTGCAGACAGATTGCATCTAGAAATGGGTAAAAACAAAGACATCGTAGTCTTAACGGGTGACCTAGGTTACGGCCTGTGGGATCGTATTAGAATAGACTATCAGGACCGGTTCTTCAATGTTGGTTCTTCCGAGCAACTTATGATGGGTATGGCATCAGGATTTGCCATGGAAGGCAAGATACCGGTAGTATATTCCATAACACCATTTTTGCTTTATCGACCATTTGAATTTGTACGTAATTATGTAAATCATGAAAAATTACCCGTAAAATTGATAGGCGGTGGAAGAGATCGTGACTATGGATATTTGGGTTTTTCACATTGGGCCGAAGAAGACAAACAAATAATGAAAAATTTTAAAAACATTAAAATGGTTCATCCTTCTAATGTCGATGTAATGAACGACAATTTCAAGTATGTGATTGATAAGAAAACTCCACTTTACATGAATTTAAAACGATGAAGATATTGCTAGTAGCAAATAAAACATATCGGGGAACTCCTGATAGTATTTGGTGGTACTTTTGGGAACCACTTATAAAGCTTGGCCACGAGGTTTATTTTTATGATACAGTGAGTGGCGATGAAGAAGGGCCTTTTGCTGAGATAGTAACGAGATTTCAGCCAGATTTGATTTTTTGTATTTTGACAGGAAACAAAAATATAACCCCAAAAGAACCATGGGATGAATTACTCGAGATAACTCAAAAAGGTATAACAAAGACATTCAATTGGTATTGTGATGATACATGGCGTTTTGACAACTTTTCATCAATATCTTGTGGCTACTTTCATGTTTGTTCAACACCCGAAAGGTCGTATATGGACCGATATAGACAGATAGGTTATAACAACATCATACTTGGCAACTGGCATGCTAATCACGAATACTACCCTGTTGTACCTTTCAAAGAAAAAACCATAGAGGCTTCGTTTATTGGTGCACCAAATGCGAGTCGGAAAAGCTTTTTTGATCTTGCAGAAGTTGACATAGAATATTTCTACGGCTTAACGCAGCAGGAGTTATTTAATACCTTCTCTAATAGCAAAATAAGTGTAAACCTTTCTGTCAATAACAATGATCCCGATAAGAAAACTCAAATGAAACAAAGGATATTTGAAATCCCCGCCGGAGCAGGCCTTTTGGTAACCGAATATCATGAGGGAATAGAAGAATATTATGATATTGATAAAGTTTTCTACGATTCAAGAGTTTAAAGAAAAAATGAATTTTTTCAAGAGTAGACCAAAAATTGTTGAAAAAATTGCCATGGCCGGCCACAAAAGATTTTTAAAACAAAACACCTCCGAGAAAAGATTAGCCGGAGTGGTCGAGGAGATTATGAAAAAATGAATGTCCTAATAACTGGCGCCAATGGATTTTTAGCAAAAGAGCTAAATGATTATTTTACAAGCAGTGAGAAAGAATACAAAGTTATTCTAACAACTCGCAACAACATGAATGTGACAAACTACGATGATGTAAAAAGAATGTTTGACAACAACAATATCGATGTTGTGGTACACACAGCCGTCCAAGGTGGCAAAAGGGGCCATTATGAAAACATTGATGATTTCATGAATAATATTATGATGTTTCAAAATCTCATTAAATTTAATGATAAGTTTAAATTTATGTTTAATTTTGGTTCAGGCGCAGAGTTTGATAGAAGGTTTAATATAAATCAAAAAATAGAAATAGATATATGGAATCAAAATCCGATTGACCTCTATGGTCTAGCAAAAAACTTAATTACTCGCAAGATTTATGAGATGGACTCAAATGTTTTTAATCTTAGATTATTTGGTTGTTTTGGCACGCATGAGGAACCTCAAAGACTTTTTAGAACTTGTTATGATAATTTTACAAAGGGAATTAGTGCAATTATCACACAAGATAGATATATGGACTATTTTTACGCACAAGATGTTGGTCGCGTGATAGAGGACATAATTGAGAATTATGATGAATACGATATACCAAGAGATATAAATCTCTCGTATAAAGAAAAATATAAGCTCAGTGAGTATGCGCATATGATTAAAGACTTGACAAAAAACACTGAGAATGTTATCATAGAAAGCGATACTATTGCCAACGCATACACCGGTGATAGTTTTTTGATTGAAGATTTACAGATTAATTTAATAGGCTTACATGGAGGAATGGAAGAATGTCTGAAAAGTTGGAGCAAATTCTAGACTTGGTATCAGAGTATATCAACGAGAAGGATGCTGATTGGAATAGAGACGAGGATTGGGTAGCATACTCAGGTCCACATTTTAGTGATAAAGAATATCGAGCAGCTATTGAGGTATTGCTTGATGGTTGGTTAATTTTTGGAAAGAATGCGAGAGATTTTGAAAAAACATTCCCACAACATTTAGGAATGCGTCATGGCTCTCTTACAAATTCTGGTAGCTCTGCGAATCTATTGGCAGTCACTGCCTTAAAGGCAAAGAGCGGGTTTGGATTGCCGTCTGGCTCTAAGATCATCACACCTGTAGTTTGTTTCCCAACAACAGTCAACCCAATCATCCAGAATGGTTTTGTTCCTGTTTTTGTGGACGTAACATTGCCAGATATCAATTTAGACCTAGACGAGGTTGAGAGGGTGCTGGAAGAGGATCCGGAGATCCGTGGCATAATGTTCGCCCACGTTCTTGGTAACCCTCCCGATATGGATCGGTTGATGGCATTAGTAGAAAAGCATGATTTGATCTTTGTTGAAGATGCGTGTGATGCCCTTGGATCTTTTTATGACGGTAGAAAGTTGGGCTCATTCGGTCACATTTCAACTTGTTCATTTTTCCCAGCACACCACATGACAATGGGCGAGGGGGGATTTGTTGCGACCAACAAAGCAAAACTTCGTAAAGCAGTTGCCAGTATCAGAGATTGGGGCCGCGCTTGTTACTGCAACACTATTAAGCCCGGTAATGTCACAAGCGGCACGGCGTGTGGCAACAGACACTCAAATTGGCTCACAGGCATGCCAAATGCAATTTATGATCATCGATATGTCTTTGATGAAATCGGATATAATTTAAAGCCTCTTGATTTACAAGCAGCAATGGGCCTGCAACAATTAGAAAAATTGCCAGACCTTGACGCCGCCCGTCGTAAAAACTTTAAGAGAATGACTGAAATCTTTGAGCCATATGCCGAATATTTACATCTTCCAAAAGCAACAGACAAAGCTGATCCTTGCTGGTTTGCATATTTGATGACTGTTAAGGATGACGCACCGTTTAAACGTCATCAACTCGTTGCACATCTCGAGAGCAATCGCATTCAGACGCGCTCTTACTTTGCCGGCAACATCCTTGCACACCCCGGATATCAAGAATTGGCCGCCGAGTATGGAGATATTAGAGAAACGTTTCCGATTGCTTCGTATGTTACGCTGAACTCGTTCTTCTTGGGAACATTCATCGGCCTAACAGACGAAAAGCTTGACTATATTCAACAAGTTGTCGACAAATTTTTTGAGGATATTAAATGAAATTAGTATATGTGACTGGCTGTTTTGGTTTTATTGGCTCTTACGTTACAAGAAAATGTCTCGAACGTGGATGGAAAGTGTATGGTATCGACAAGGAAACTTATGTTGCCAACACTTCACTATATCAAGAATTTATGGCCCACGACAATTTTGAATATTTAAACGTAGACATCAAGGACTTAGGCCATTTGTATGACTGCGATTACGTGATAAATACCGCAGCCGAGTCACATGTAGGCAACAGCATTATCAGTAGCAAAGAGTTTATAGACAGCAATATTGTTGGTGTTCAAAACTTGCTTGACCTTGTAAGAAACAAGCCGATCAATTGTAATCGACGACCAATATTCTTCCATTTCAGCACTGATGAGGTTTACGGAGACATTGTTGATGGCGAACATACTGAAACAGATTTGCTACACCCTAGTAACCCGTATTCAGCCGCCAAAGCCGCTGCTGATATGCTTGTGTTGGCTTGGGCTAGAACGTACGATTTGGAATATATAATTTTGCGCCCAACCAATAACTATGGAATTGGACAATATCCAGAGAAACTGATTCCAGTTACTGTAAAGCTTTTGAACAGAGGTAAGAAGATCAAACTTCATGATAAAGGCGAG